GGCCAAACTACATCAGTACACCTCCATGGTGATGGTGTACGACGCGAATCCTCCAGCTGCTGCCTTTGATGGAGCAATTCCAGCCAGTCCTTCCAAGACTAAGAAACCTGACCTCAAGATTCCTGCGCGAACAGAATAAAATCCAAGAGTTGTCCCGTTGCTTTCGCGATAGGACGTTTCCCAGTTTGTGATCGTCGCTCCAGCAACGGCCTTCTCATCCTTGTTCGAAGTCTTGAAATGGTCATCGACGCTCGAAAGCGAGGTTCCCGCGGATGCTTTTGCAACCGCTGTTACTGTCAAGTAAAAGTTCTTGTTTTCGATTGATTTAGGAATTTGTCCAGTTAGCTTCAACCGAGCTGCATCTGCTGTGAGCACATCGAGATTGGTTACGTAATTTTCTATTTTGAACGGAAAATCTAGGCTTCCCCTAGAATTAGTTCTAAGATATACGTCCACTGTCTCAGCAAAAGTGGTTGCGTTGGGCGCACCCGGATACTCCACTGTGCCACATGTAGTGAAACTCGACACGATAATCGTATTCGGCACTACGTATGGATACAACAGTTCCACATCATAAGTGCACCACAATTGTCCCAACACTGTTCCACTTGGTAGCGTGAGACCCTCCGTTGCCACGTTAAGAGTTCCTACGGTTGACATTCTCAGATCAGTGTCTGAATTTACACTGAGCGGGTGCCGGACGTAGTACCCACCTTTGGGCATCGTATTTGGGTCGCACTCAATTGGTGCTGCTGCTGACACAGACGGTTTCGTCGACGTTGAAAACATCGAATTCAGCATCTGAGCAGTTGAAGTATATTCTTCCTCCGTGGCATTGTAATTGACTGCAAGCTGCACCGTTCCTGAATTGTTATAATCAGTACTAGTCGTCTTATAGTAGAAAACCATCCCGTGATATTTCACTTTCTGGTATCTGGCTGCAAGTTCTGCAAGCCACGGAAAGAGCGTTTTGTTGTCGACAGCAAGCCTGTAAGACGTGTTATTGAACACATCTGGTGTAGGAGGAGAGATAATGTTTCCAATGAACTCTCTGTGCCTCACCCTAGACCCGTGCTCGCTGGGAGCAAAGGTAGGTATGTTTTGAGCATCTGCTCCCATAACGCTTTGTCTTTGTAGCGTGTTGTGACTGACTTGATATGAACCTCTACCTGTGATCTTAGAGATCCCCGTCCCGATAGCTGTTCCAATTGGCCCTGCTATTTGTCCACCTAGAGCGGCGAACGTTCCTCGCGGAATCATGTTCGTCAGTTTGTCGACCTTATCAAGTATTTGTTTGGCCGCCCCTTTAGCCTGGGGCTGGCCCGCCTTCTTTTTCACCATACGCGCTGGTCGGCAGGCGCGTGTATCTTCCATTATCACCGGTCTACAACAGATTCTCACACTCCTCAATGAATGCAAGAACCATAGCCTTGTCGGGGTGATCGATGAGCTCACATGCGTAGTTCTCGAGAGTAGCTACGGTGAGTTTCTCCTTCGACATTGCGTCGAAAATCGTCTTTCCCACTTCATGCAAGTAGCACGCGGGCCGACCGCGGATTCTGAAGAAAACGTGAGAACAAAAATGATATTCTCCGTCCTTGACTTCTGCAAAGTCTCTAACAACGACATTGTTTTCGTTGTATCTCTTCATTGTTTCCGCTAATGGAAGTGTTGTCCACTCCACGCAGTCATCGCCATTAGTCTTTACGTACTTCGATCCAGCGTCAAACGCACAAGCCGCTCTCGCGACCCCGTTTGCGCTTGTGGTGATCAAGTTTCCTGACTTCATACCCTGAGCTCTGTTGAGAGCAAAGAAATATCCATCGTCATCAACGCAAAGATTGGTTAGCAACGACCACTTCCACCAGTTCAAGAAAACTTCGTAGTTAGGGTTCCAGTTGAGGCATGTATGCTTAAACACGTCGCAAAACGCGTCCGCACAATCCTCTGAAAATCCTTTCTCCCAACCACTAACGTCGCTCTTTACACATTTGCCGCCGTCTTGTTCGATCGTGCTAGTGTAATACTCAAACCTGTCTAAGACTTTCCTGGGATGGCAGTCAGTAAACCCTACCCCTTTCATATTGGGGCAGAAAGGGTAACAATCGGTCTCAGCCTTAAGGAACTTTGAAAACAAAATGCGGTGAACGAGCTGGTCTGTAATAGACTCACCGTTCACGATTCTTCCATGCTTCTTTGAGACTGGTTCCGGTGCCCCCTTCTTAAAGACCCTGTGCGGGTCTCTTAGGCCTCTGTGATACCAGAGCGCTGGATTGCTCCTGCACTCTGTGAACTCTTTGTCCCTGGACCCTTCTTCAAGAATCGCTTCAATGCGTTCTTTGACACTCCTTGCAAGAGCTGGTCTAAATTCGTTGATGATTGTCGAATTTCTGTTGGAGAGTTGGTGCCAGGGGTAACCTGGGGTCTTGTCTCCGCCGCCTCCTGAAAGGAGTTCTTCGACTGCTTCATCGAATTTTCTGCCAAAGTCGTCAAGTGGGTCACTGATTTTGTGAGCGACTCCACTCTCTGCATAAGCTTCTGAAGCCTTTCTTCGTCCTTCTTCGGACACTCTGATTGGCTTCCTTCCTCTGAAATTGTCTTCATAGCACCATCTGGCGCTTTGTGCTGACTTGTTTGGGAGCTTGTATTCACTGAGGATTCCCGGATTGATTCTTCGAATCCTACTTTCTTGATCCTCGGTGAGTTTTGCTTTTCCTGGTTCGTTGTGCTTCCTTGGTCCTCTTCCGTACACTGTGGCTCCTTCGATTTTGATGTTTTCTGCACAGCAGCCTGGCACGTGGCCTTCAGCCCTGCCGCATGAACACCAAGTCTCTGGCGCGAACGCTGGCCCACCCCGTCCCCCGGCACTTCGGTGGGGCGGGGAAAATGATTCTCTCGATAGCTTTCGGAGTTGTCAATGACATAGTCACTTAGGACAGCGGTTATCTTGCCGCCGGCCCTATATCGACCAGTGCCACCTTG